CCTCCGCCGCACTAGAGTCGTCAGTGAAAGTTTTAAACACGCTTAAAACAGCACCGTCTGATGTACCTACGCCGTCTAACGCAGCTAAACTGTCTAAGAACGCAGACGTTATTAAAAACTCGCCGGTGTCAAACGTCGCTTTGGCAGAACTTGCTGAATAAGTCGCAGATATACCCAGTCGCGTGTACGCGGCTTTAAGCGCTTGGTATAATACTGCGGACTTGAGTTTCACGCAAAATCCTCCCTTATTCTGAACCGTAAGGTGTCGTACAGAGTTTCACGAAGTCCAGAGGCTTTAACTATTTCTAGCTCACCCTCATAAGTACCGGCTTCTTGATTTAGATCGTTTGTCTGCCACTGAACAATTGCTACTCCAGTATCAGCAGTGTCTGGGTTTACGTACAACGCTCGCGAGAATAATACTGTTGTTTCTCCAACAGCACGAAAATGCAGAGTTACAGAACCGCCTGTTAAGTTTGTAGCTGTGTTTGTTTCTTCGTCAACCAACGTCACTTTTATTTGTGGTCCAGTGTCGCCTTGTACGTAGTTAAATGATGTTGCCATTATGCTCTCCTTCTACGACCAGGAAAGTTTTGAAATTGTACACGCGTTCTTACTCTGCGGTACTCTCTACTCTTCGCGTCGTCGATTTCTTTGGCAAACTTTTGTCGATAGTACATGGACAACTCCATGTTGCTCCACTCTTTGCCGGGTACAGATGTTAAATGCGCTATAGCTCCATACGAAATACAGCGACCGTGGGATTCAAAAATCCAGTCTTCTACACCCGTTGCAGTAAGTTTTGTTTTAAGAACCCCCCACCCTCGGAAAGAGTATTTATTGTCAGGTGTTGGGTAGAACCGAATGGAGGTATCTTGGTATATAGCGTAAAATGATGGTGAGCCCGTCCCGTTAAACTGTGACGTGTCTAAATGTTTGTCTGTGACACGACTCATAGGTCGCCCATCCAGTATTAATTCGTAGACATTTTCTAGTATGGCTTCGTTAGATGGCAACTGTATTGGATAGTCTGCAACTTTATTTACAGCGTAATCTTTTTCTATCTCAAAGCGCCAAATCTCGCTTCGCTCTAAGAACTTAGAAGCGGCCTCTTGTAAGTGAGACTCCATAACAATCTCAGGACAACCCGGTAGGTAAGGTTGTAGGTATGGGTAAAATTTACTCCAAAGGGTTGTAGCCATTTACGCCACCATACTTCCTGGAGACGGCGAAACTGCCGCGTCCACTTGAGTTTTTGTACCAATCGCCGCGTTGAATGTTTGAAAAGCAGATGAAGCGCGTGCCTCATTAGCTCCGTACTCTGCATCTTTCGAGTACGCTCTATACAATACCCAATCAGTGATTGGACCAAGGTATATGTCGTCAAGTAAAATAACTGTGGCATTACTGTTTGCGGGGTCTAACTGACTGTCTGTCAGCGCGTGCTGATCTGGTGTGTCAACGTAGACGACCTCGAGCTGTGCTGTTGCAGCCGCCGGAGGATAAACATAAAAATCTTTAGGGTTACGTGGATCGTAAGTATAGTGTTGTATGTTAGCGGTTTGTGTTTCTGTATGCCAACTGGGGCGCTGATCATCTAAAACACTCTGCGCAACAACTCTAACAACTTTCTTAGTGGAGGCAGAAGCTACATTTCGTTTGATGTCCAAAAGTCTGATCGCTGTAGGAAATCCACCGCTAGAAGCAGTTAATGTCTGTTTAGACCCTGCCGCGCATGTAAAAGTTGCACACTTCGCGTTTGCGTCTGGTCTAAGTAAAACTATGCTGAGGTACGACTCGTTCAACCACCGTTGAAGCTCGAGACGCGGCCAACGCACGTTTGAATCTTGTAAAATAGCTTCGACGCGAGAAATAACATCGATAACCTTTATGGTCGCCATTAGCTTAGTCCTCTCATTAAAGGGTGAGAGGGGGAGTGATCCCCCTCCCGTTAGCTATTAGCTTGCAGCGCCAACTAGAGCTGTTACCAATGCTTCGTTTTTAACAACTTTGCGGCCATATACGGCAAGGCCACGAACGATGTCACCGAAGTCAGTTTGGTTACGTAAAGGCTCAGTTTTGCTGATCTGAGAAGCAAACGAACAAGCTGTGCTTGTACCAGCTACCATCATACGACGTGCTTTAGCGTTTGATACTGTTGCACCACCAGATGTTGCAGATAGACCAGGAACAAGAGCTTTAGCGGCTTGACCTTTTGGCAACAAGTTAGACACGTATACGTCGAAGCGATCTAGCATACCGATTTTACCTGTACGGATTGTGCTTGACTGATCACCTGTGAAGTACGCTTGTGCAATGTTTGTTTGCATTAACAACTGACGATCACGTGGTGAGATGATTAACCAACGGCCATCTTCTGGAACGTTTTGCTCATCTAGTGCTGAAGACATCTGTAAGATAGCGTTCAGTACGTTTGCTGGAGTTGCTTGGTCGATTGGAGCAACGTCAGTACCCAAGTTGTAAGCACCTGAGATAGCACCAGCAGTGGCACCTTTGTTAGCCGCGTTTGCGCCTGATGTTACAAACCAGTTGAAGAACGTGTCGTTCTCGATGTTGATTTTTAACTGCTTAGCCGCATCATCAGTGAACATGTTCATTAAGTCCATGTCAGCTTGGTGAGCAAGTACATCGTTTACTTGTACGCTGAAATATTTACCCTGGTCGATCTGCATGTCTTGGAAGATCGGTGTAGGTACTTCAGATGTTAAAGTTGTACCAGCACCCGCATAATCGTTAATTGTGATTGATGGTGCAGTACGGATACGAATTGTATCGCCTTGGTTTTTGATCTCGCCTTCCCAATCAGTATTGGAAATTTCGGTCATCATGGTGTTCGCATAAAACTTAGCGTTTAGCTTTTGCGACCATAGTTGTGGAATGAATCCGCCTGAGTAAGACGGGTTTGTGTCAAATGCGCCGGAACTAACGACGGGGAATACAGCAGCCATTTTGGCCTCCTATTAAGTTTGGTTACTCGATAGCTGCTTACATGTAATGCGCTGAGTTATGCTCGAACGCGGCCTTCCATATATGCAGCTGTCAATTCAGCTTCAAGTTTTTCCGCATCTGCATATTTTCCTTTAGTATTTAGGGTACGAACTTTAGTCCAAGCGTTGTCTACTTCTTTTGGGGAGTATATCTTAGAGTTTTGGTTAGCACTCTGCGTACGTACAGAATTTGCAGAACGGTTTGGTGCAACCTGTTTTTCGAGTTCAGTCTGGCGTTGTTGCCGTGGCGCTGTTTCCGGTTCGCTAATGCTTTCTTTAAACAGATTTACATAATGTAATACTGCTTCAACATCACCTGCTTGAAACGCAGCGGCGGCCTGATCACGTCGCGGGCCTCTAAGCATAGGATCATGCTCATTTAACCACGCAACCCATCGTTCATCGTTGTCGATTTCAGCAAAATCAGGCACTACAGAGTGTAGGCGCTGAGTAAAGCTCATCTCTCCAACATCGTTACCCGTCTTCGCAAGTTGTTCTTGCAGCTTCTGGATAACTGCGTCTTGCTGCTCCATCCGTTCCGTATATTCTTGCGAAACTTCCTGTGCTACACGACGTTGAACGTCAATCAGTTCTTCACCAAATTCGGCTCGATCTGCATCGGTCACATAACTGACTTTCTCCTTCGACTTTGTCGGCGGTTCCGGTTTGGCTTCCATACTCTTAGCGAGTTCATCCAATTTACCGTTTAAGTCCCGTACTTGCTGGTGCAAACGTGGAACTTCAGCATCATACTTACCTCGTAAGGTCTTGTACTTCTGCTCGAACTCATCCGCTACGTCCGTCGGTGACGTGTCAGCTGACTCTGCTTCTTCAGGTTCTGGTGTGGCTGCGACGGGTTCTTCAGTTACTTCTGCCTCTGTATCCAGTTGTTCCTCGTCAGGTTTGACTTCTTCGTCTTTTACCAGCTTTGGTTTTTTCTGGGCTTCCAGCGTTTTCTCTAGTTCTTCCAATTCCGCAAGCTGCGCCTGCACCTGTTTTGGCAATGCCATATAGTTCTCCTTAAAGCATCATTTCTGTTTTGCAGCGCCCGAAGTATGCTGCTCCCGTCTTGGTGTGCCTCGTTTTGCTCTTACGAGCGGTTTACTACCTTGGGCGACTCTTCAATCGCCTTCAGTAAATCTTCAAAAGCTTCAGCCCGTCCTTGCAACCGGTGGATTGTTACCATGTCGGTTGCGCTTACCAGTCGGCCTTTAGCCATATTCACTAACTCCCCTAATAAATCTTGTAGGGAAGTATCGCCTGCCTCCTTAACTCGAAGCAGTGAATTTACGTGCTGAGAGCTACATTGGTTAAGGTCGATCATAGCTCTAATTTATCCTATACATGCTAACGTGTCAACACATGTAAGCACTAAACACCGTTTGGACGTGGGCTCATGGTGTTGTCTTGTCGACCACCCATCTCCGTTCCGTCTTCTTGTAAGTTAGCTGCTTCCTGTTCTGCCATCTGTTGCTGCATCATCATTTGTTGCTGTTGAGCAATCTCTTGTTGTTTCTGTACGTCCTCACGAGACGGTACCAGTCTATCAACGTTTGTGTTTAGATTTCCTGCCACATCCCGCAGTAGTTCAGCAGTGCCCGGGAGGCCGACAATCTGCTGCGCTACTGGGCTCTCGAGAACGAGGCGTAAGAAGTCAGTCTTGCGGACTGCTTCAGCTTCTTTAACCACAAGTGACATGGCACCTGTTGCAACGATCTGTACGTCGCCTACCAAATCAGGGTCGTCACTGTAGCGTAAGTTCCTCTGGTATTGGCGTTCTAGCATGGGTCGCATCACATCATGGTCGATATTTGCGATAACCTGTTTAATACTCTTACCTGCGTTAGACATAAGCATTGAGAGCCCCGATGAGGTACGCCCTGCGCCCGGAACGTGCTGTCCTGTCATGTAACGTGGTATGCCCGATACTTCGTCTGATATGGCCATAAATCGGTCAAATACAGACATAAGCTCTTGAGCGTTTGAATTAGGTTGGAAAAATGACATTGGAGGGGTTGAGTCAGCAAAGTCAGACTGGCGGAACTGCCATATTTTCCATGGGTACATCTGTGTGATGTCCTCACCCGCCGGTAACCGGCTGATATTTACGCCGACCTGTGGACCCGATGAAATACCCATGTTGTTTGCCAACGCACGAGCAGCAGCGTTACACATATTTTGGGCATCCATACACAGGTCGGCAACCCCGTTGCCGTCTAAACGACCCGGGACTTTCTCAAATGAAGTTACATAGTATGGCTTACGACCTAACGGGTCGTAGTTAAGTACAGCACGAATGACTGTGTTGTTTACCATCCAAACTTCACAAGGGTATGATTTTTGTGGGTCTTCGATCTCAGCTTCGTCCAAGCCCCAGTCTAATAGTATATCTCCAGGGATTGTATCCCAGAGCTGTAGAGCCGCAACGACATCAGAGTGTGCATCGTCGAAGTCTACGCCTGTAACTTCTTCCATCTCTGCCATGTCGTGGTCTAGCCAGTCGAAACCGCCAGAGCCAAAGTCAGATAGAATAGAACGCACAGCGTCCTCGTCGTAACCTTCTACACCAAGCATGTCTTCCACGTCTTCGCGTGTCAGGTGGTGCAACTCGATTATAGGCATGTTCTGTACGTCGTCAGCCCAAGGTGCGTAGTAAAACTTAAATGGATCAACGCGTTCCCACTCGTCGCGCAGAACATCAACAACGCCAAGGCCACCCTCGACGTACTTCATTGTTTTGCGTTTACGAGGGATCGGACCCTTTAGAATAGCGTGCGGGAACGTTGCCACGTCGTTCGTAAAGTCAAAGAGTGCTTTTACGAAACCCCCTTCAACCATCTGGTCTTCCATTTTCAATTCCATCCGCTCGACGCGTTTCTCAGCTTCGAACTTCATGGAGCGCATGGCAGTGTCTTTCATGCCGGATGCGAGCTTTTTCAGCTCCATAGGCGGAATTTCACCGTTACCATCAGCATAATACTGCTGGAGGTTCATCTGCATGATGTTTTGTAAGTCTGCCGCCACATCCGGGGGAACTTCTGGGATTGGTGTCGCTGAGAGCGACCAAGGCTTATCTGCACCTGTTCCCAGGAGTGTATCGCGCAACCAGGCAGTGGCTGTACGACATTTCGAACTAACTATGCCCATAAATATTTCAGAGCCGCCCTGCTCGCGTATTTCAGCGGCTTTACTGGGTTCGTACTCCATGTTTCTTGCACGAACGCACTCTGAGAGCCGGGGCTCTATGTTCTGCGTGTGATGATCTCGCATGATTTCCCAACGCTTACGCGTATGAGAAGCCAGACCCACCATAAGTGGACTGTTCTGCTTCTCGCTGGAAGCTCGGTTTGCTGCGTCCTCAAGGTCAGAGGCTCGCGCAACTGGTATTAACTGCGGGCCAAGCGCCATATTAAGTTCTCACATGTGACGTTAATTTTATCATACTCGACATCTGCTAACATGTCAACAAATCAAGTCCACCCGTGAGCGGACACTTTTACGACGTTCTTTCTCTGCGTGGACGCAGCTAACGACCCAAATGTTTCCCCGCCGTCCGCGTGCAGACACATGTACTGGAACGCATCAGCGACGTCTGACCAGGGGTGGGATTTTTCTGGCTTCTCGTCTCGCGCCCCTTTTGTATTTATTTTGTATCGGTACTTCCCGGCCAACGCCTGCACGAGCGAGTTCGCACTTACAGTATCAATTATAAATCCGTACTTCCCGTCTACAACGTAGGTTAAAAATTTTTCGACCGCCGCAAGGCGTGCCGCGACTGAGTTCGTCCGTGCAGGCTTAACCATAAACCCTTCGGTTTTA